CAACCTACCCTCTGACACGAACCCTAGGTTCCTGATAAATCTGATAACATTAGGTTTAATGTATACAGGAACTTGAACAGTTAATCTGTGAAATCCATACTTCTCAAATGCGTGAAGAACAAGCCTCTTGGTTATTTCTTCTCTACCTTTAAATCGCCCGTCTAACATATTAACATGAACCAAGGCATCGACCCCTGGAACTATCTTTGTCATATAATAAACACCAGCAAAGTCATCTAATACCCAAAATAGTCCTCTAGTTTGAAGCTGATTCCTGGCATCGTAATATAAGAATACATCAATAAACTTCTTAAAGTCTCCTCTGATCTCCTCGTTAAAAAGAGTCCGGAACTGTTTGGCTAGTTCCCAAAACTTCTTAAGATTATCAATTGACAAAGGCATAAGACGAACGGATCGTTCAGAATCCCCTTCGGGCTCATGACACATATGAGTTAAAATACAGTTATCGTCTAGTTCAACTAAAGATGTAGTCATTTCTTTTATCGCTTAATCTAATGGAACTAAAAAATCTTCAGAAACACCAAGCTCTCTGATTGGTTGCCCGCTAAGAGTTCTCTCCTGAGGCGGCCATGGCGTATCAAACACAATCCTATATACGACACTCCAAAAATCCGGCCCTTGCCTAAACATGTGTATCTTTACTTCCACTACCGTTGCCGGGGAAGATTCTTCCTGTGCCCATTCCCGTAATATCTCATCGGATATATACTGAACTCTGTCCCCAATTGTATATTTGGGAATCGGTACTTCTTTACCTAACGTTTCCAATTTTAATTGTAAAACCATCACTCCCCCTTAGATTCTCCACCAGCACTAACCTTAACTTCAAAACCTAGGATGTCAAATTGCCCGTCAGTAGCCGTAATCCTCCACATTAAACGCTTCGTTCTTATTTGTTTCTTTAACCTAATTTCCCTAACCTTACCAGTCGTAGTGACAACAGTTTTCCCTGTTTTCCAAGTAGTACCACCATCTCTTGAATACTGTAGAATTATACTGCCAGAAACAGTTGCTTGATACTCAATAACTATACTTGTTATTACAGCATCTTCATCAACTAACTTAAATTCCTTAGACCTCAACTCAAACGTATAATTAACACTGTTATCTTGCTGAACAGAACTATCTTCTTGTAAAATTACTCCATCAGAATATCCATAAATCAAAGTAGGAATAACAACTGGATCTGGCAAGTCGTCAAATGCCCCAGTTGCTGCATCAAATGTTCCAGAAGCACCATCAAAGGACGTAAAAGCCGAGAAAAGCGTTAGTGCATCTAAAGAAGTTAAATTTGGAACTTCGTCATATTGCCAAGCGCCTGTTTTAAAATTAACTCCCCAAATCTTTACAGTGGACGCATCTGTTATTGCAACATAATATTCATCTTCATACTCTAAATAGGTAGAAACTATAGCTCCAGCATCAGTAATGCCATCTAGAATAGAATCCCTAATTGGACTCCCAATAGACTGTATGGGATTTCCAGGACTGTACATAATAACGTCCCTAGTCCTAGAATCTAAAAGTATTATCTTCTCCTTACCTATCGCTATACTCCCAGAAAGATCAGTACCAATACCTGGAACAGCCCGAAAAGTATTAAAGGGATTAGAAGCAGTTGGGTTCTGAGTAGCAAGCCAGATAGACCTTTCCCTAGGGATAATCATGACAGAACTGAACCCAAAAACCCCTTTAATTGGGTCAACAACCGTCCTAGGACTCGTATCTAATCTCTTATTACCAGCAGAAATATCCTCCAACGCATCGTATTCACTTAAGTTCCTATTACCACTCCAAGAAAGGGTTTCGGCTGCTTCATCAGAGTTTCCATTATTAGCACCAACGGCCCTCTCAGAGAATCCAGTAACGTATTTGGAGAAAGGAGCAATGTCCCCCAAATCGGAAATCGTTTCAGCATCCAAATCTAACTTACGTAACCTATCAATTCCATTGGCAACAACTAAAGTACCCAAAACAGTAGCCATATCCGTAGGCTTACCTGAAAAAGTACCCGTGAGTTGAGTCCAAGTTACCCCATCTGTAAAGTAAATACCTGCTGACGTGAACCTAAGCCTATAAAAAGTAGTCTCACCAATCCTGAAATCAAATAACCTTTGAACGGCATTACTATTAGGTTTAGTTGGAAGAAAAGATGACTTACCAAACCTTCGTGAAGTTTTATCCCTTCTAACTCTAGCATTCTTTAAAAGAGATGCTTGGTTATCCTTAATATCAGCAGGATCTATATCAGCTACCATTCCACCGTTCATGATAGCGACGGCCAATGGAACTTCCTTTGGCAACCTACCAGAACGTGATCCTGGTATTTTTTTCAACGACCTACCTACAACTCTTGCCATTTTTAGACTGTCCCTACCAATCTCTCAATCATGAAATAGGCACTTGCCGCCACACTAGCAGTTACCCAGGCATCTCCAGAAAGTTGATTAATTGAAACTTCATAATAATCAGTAGCAGCTGCAAGGTCTATTACTGTAACCATGAAAGTATGAGGGTTACTAGCAGCATTTTCCGCGAAAACACTAGCGATAATAGTTCCATTCTTTCTAATGTCACAAGATGCAGTTACTTCAGTAGCCCCGGGAACAACAGTAATATTTGCAGTAATTCTATAGTAAGCTGCTGTAGCAATCGTTAACCTTGATGGATTACTTGAGTTATCGTGAAATGCTCCAGTATCAAAAGTCTCTGCTACAAAATTAATAAGGGTTCTCGTACCCGACGAGGGAAGTGAAAACGCTGCGTTTGTATAAACACTAGCCGCATCTGGAGTTCCTATAACTATACCAACATCAATATCTGATAAGACAATCGGATCAGCAGTTATGTCATCTACAAAGTCATTAAATCTTTCCTTGAGATCTAATCTTAATCGTCTAAGTTGATCGTCAGCGGTATTTAAGTTATCACCGCCCGCTGGAATGTTCGTCGGCCAGCCAGCGTTTGTATGTGCCATATTCTCTCTCCTTAAGGTGTTTCAGCAGCGGGATAAGTAACTGTAGTTGGTGTTTCCTTAGCAGGAATAACAACCGTACTCACACCCTGACATCCAACAAAATCACCTGGATTAAATATCTTATCACAATCCGTTATACATTCTGTTCCATCATCTTTATGCCCAGATACTCCACCACCGCCTCCTGCTCCACAATCTCCATCATTTGGAAGAACAGTAGCAAGTAAACCTAAACCGGCAGGACCACATGTACGGTAAACTTCATAACTAGTAGCTCCTTCAACATCATCCCATGTAAGACAAATATGATTAGTTGCATCTAAAGTAGCGTTACCATCAGTAACAATAATCTCTTCTGAGGCTGGTCCACAACCAAGAGCATTGCATGGAACGATACGATAACAATAAAGCGTAGAACCTTTCGTTCCCTCAGCCCTAGCAGAAGGATCTGGATCAATTAGAGTTAAACCATTCGCATAGTTTTTAAAAGTAGGAGCTTCTGGAGGAGTATAAGAAAAGGTAGCCTGCAACGCAACCCAAGAAACTCTTATATTACTTGCAGTCGAACCAATCATAGAAACCTTAACCCATAAATCATCCCTACCCGTAACTAATGCAAGATTGAATGGAACAATCTGAATTACCCAAGTATTAAGCTCAATACCAAGATCAACATAATCCCCCGGAGGCTGAGTCCATACACCTATTTCAACTTGATTAATAAGTGCACCATTAAGAAATTCTCCCTGAATTGCTGTCACCCTAAAATCTTGTTCAGATTCGGTCCCAGCAGTAACTAACCACCTTACTTTTAAAATTGGACTACTGAAATCTGAAGGTGGTGTATCAATCCTAAATAAACTTTCCCCAATACCAGAAGGAGTAAGTTTGCCAGTTACATAATGAAGATCACTAGATTCCGTACCAAGTCCTGTAACATTAGAATGTAAAAGAGCCCCAGACCCACCATACTTGTCCGTTAAATTAAAACTAGTCTCCCCATCAATAGTTTGCACCATTTGAAAGTGACCAGAAACTAATGGGCTCATTATATTTGCGTTAGCTCAGTGGGAATTTCAATACCGGCCAACGGGCTATCAACTTCTTCTTTAGCTTCCACTTCAACCGTGGAGTTAATTAATCCAATTTGGACATTTCTTGTCTCCCTAGCACCCTCATAATCCCTTAATCTATATAATCCTCTCCAAAAGCCTCCCATTAACACCAACTCATGCCACGATTCGGGTATTACAAGCGTGGTGTTACCATCAGATAAATCTGCCAGGGTCACTCTGTGTTTAATCCTTAACGTATAAGTAGCGTCGGGCGCACCGCCCGCAGATGATAATAACCTAATACCAATTCCCTCACGGAAATACGACTCAGGAGCCCCCTTAGCAGAGGTATCATCATTAGCTACGCGTTCAAATTCTTGAATGTCTATTCTGGTTAATGGCGTCCACTTATTGGTATCAGAATTGAGAATGGATAACTTTCTCAGTGATTCAAATAATGTGGGTAGAGAAATAAAATCTTCATCCTCAGCAATGGTGAACTCGATGCTACATTCTTCTTCTCTAAAATTGAATTTATTTAACAGTTCCCAAAACGCCCTGTTTAGTAACAGGTCCGCATTGACATCGGACAAATCATCTGTGCCATCAGATTCATAGCCAAGATGAATTCTAAGCTCAGTTCTTAAAACTGCTAAATCAATTGGCATGATGTTCCTCAGCAAAAATTGACACTGCCCTCTCCGTACCTCTTTTTACAAATTCTGCTCTAACTTGACAAGGTCCCATATACACCGCTCCATTCATTGCTGGTAAGGTAATCCTCACCTTATTTTTAAATGGGCCGTTAGAATGGAGAGCTAATTCAGAATTTTCTAAGCCCTCTACTCTAACAAACCAACGACCAAACCTAATTGGAATCCACTCAACCGGATTAGCAATTTTAGGATTAGCTCCGAGTAGAATTGGAATTTCCATTATCTTCCCTCACTAAGTTTTCTAATCTTTTCTGCTGTTCTTGGCCCAGGTGGCCCAGGTCTTGCTACACAAAGACTACGTTCATGAATCTCATTCCCAGCTCTAATCCTCTGGTCATATGGTTTAAGCCTATGTGCTCCTTTTCCATAATCTGTTGAATAAGTACCAGGACCATTAAATCTAGGAACACTTGGCATAGAAATTAATCTAGCCATTTCCTTTCCACATTCCTTACAAGTTGGAAGTGGGTCGTGAAAAGCTTGGATCTTTTCAATTATAACTTCGCACGACCCACAACCAAATTCGTAAATTGCCATTAGGGAACAATACTAACCATAATTTGAACCCTGGCAGCATATCCAATAGAAGGATCTTCAGGATCTACAGGGGAAGGATCAATATCCTCTATTTCTTCAACCGTAGTATTTACTTTTTCTACTTTATATACCGTTGATACTCCTACTATAGGTACATAAGTAAAGAAAGAACCCGTAGTAGGAGTTGAAGGCAACTCCAAAGTAAATAAAACTTCCGTCGTTCCTTCTAGCAACACATCAATAAACCAATTCATATATGATTGTGTCATGATATACCGTTACCTCAGTGACGCAACCGCAGTTTCAATGGATGATTTCTTATCCATCTTACTACCATGCCTTACGGCCAAATCAAACAGTGGCTTAAGCAACCATTTAATTGGAGTTCTTGCAATAGCTCGGCCAACAAGACTATAAACTGCTTTTGTTGCCTTAGCTATCTGACCTTCCCAACCGTAATTGATGAAAGTATAAGCATCCAAGAACTTATCAGACGGCCCATAAATTGCAAGAGCAATCCAACATTGTCCTGGTTTGCTGCTGGTGAATGGAGGGTTAATCATTCCGGTTACAACACCACCCTGAACGATGTTTCCACTCCAATCATCACTATCTGCAGCCTGACGATAATGTCCTCCAGTCTCCCATGTTCCACCAAGGATATTTCTGGAGACGACATTATTACCTCCACCGGTGCGGAGATCAATTCCACCATCCGTCGCGAGGGCGTTGGTCCCATTCTGCCCGCCGATAATATTGTCCACAATCACCGCACCCGAAAGGGGCACTTTGATGTTAAGACTATTATCTGAGAAGTTGCAGCGCCGAATCTGAGCCTGAGAATGCGTGAACGGTGGAACTGTAACCAGAGAACCCTGTTCAAAACCCAATGCCGCTAGAGTCGAACTACCAAATCCCCCAAACAAACAATCAAACACTTTGAGATCACCAAGACCAGAAATTAGCAACCCGCCGTTACTGGTATCGACATAACCATAAAATGTACAATGGTCAATTTGGAGACCCACTGCCCAATTTGTACCTGCTGTATTAGCAGCCTGAGCCATTTCGGCCAGGAGACCTCGCGGAGCACCCGTATCAGCAACAATTCGGAATCCAGTAATTCTCCAAGCAGGAGAACGCACAAACAACGTGTACTCCGTACTATCTACGTTATACAACTGTGGCGAGTTATATGGTAGAGACATATGCGTCGCGCCAGCCAAAGTAACATTTCGACCACGCCCATCAACCAAATCAGCGTGCCGAATATTCTGACCAGTTGTAATCTTCTCGTTATAATTTCCAGTACCCTTAAACACAACAATTGTATCCTCATCCTGTACTAAATCAACTGCTGCCTGGACTGTAGATTTTGCTTCTTCTACAGACAATCCAGTATTACTATCGTTACCTCTCTTATTATCTACAAAGTAGACTTTTCGGTAGGCAACAATACCTCCACCCATTCCTGGCAAAACAGGAACTCCACCAACTTCTAAACCGCTTAGGTGTGTAACACCCATGATAACATCCTCCTTTCTTTCAATTAAGGTTAGGAGGCGTTAGAGCCAGTCCATCCACGAGGATCAACAAACCAAATAAGGAAACGAGTAGTAGTCTTGAATTTGGCAGCGCCAGTATCAAAATCTTCCTCATCCTTAAAGTCTGCTTTTCTACGCAGAAGGAAATGGGCATCATTCATCTTGCTGTCAAACAGGAAGTAAGTAGTAGTCGATGTAACGAATCTCTTTACAACCTGCTTAACACCAGCGAGTCTCTTCATTCCAATGACATTATCTTGGTTGTCAGCCGTGAAAGGCTCAAGTTTAGAACCAAAAATTTGCATTGCTTTCGTAATTTGTGATGGATTGTAAATAACAGTATCTGGATTAGTTATAACCGGATCGCCGTTATGATCCACCGTTCCTTCATGCAAATTGAGCAAAGCGTTAATTCCAGCAATGGAAAAGCCAATGGCATTTGCTGGCTCATTTGCCCAAGTTGTTGATGATGGGTGACCGATAGAAGTATGAGATTCATCACACAAAGGTAAACTATCAATCCCCTTAAACGTACTTCCTGCAAAAGCATCATCCAACAATGCTCCACCGCGATACTCATAGGTCATTTGTGTAGCATGAGCAAGCCATTTTGCACCCTGGTTTGCTTTGTTATATTGGTCATCTTCAACAGTTTTTCTTGTCAAAGTAAATCCAAGACCAAATTCCTTATCTATACCAATGACCTTCGGGCCGAGAACAATGTCCTCATAAGTTACAGGCTCACCATCACCGATTTCTAACAACCTTCTCAAACCGGCGATAATTGTAGCCTCTATCTCTGGCCCATCCATACTGCCTACCTTCAGGTATTGAGAATACTGAGTTTCGTGCTCGTTGAATTCGTCACGGAAATCGCTTCTCAAACCTGAGCGGAAAAGCAGGTTTAGTGCGCCTTGTACTTCCACTTTTCAACCCTTTCCTTGGCGATTAAACTATTGCACTCGCCAAAAATTTGAAGAAAACAATTCCCTCTAACACATCAACATCCACGACTCTTACTGACTGAGTTGCGTCAGTAGCCAAGCCAACTTGCCAAACTCCAGCAGAAAGTGTAAGCGGGTGAGTTTCACCAACATGATCTATTGCAGGAACTTCACCAGTAACATAACCACCACTAAACACTGTGTTAGAGTTAGCCATAGCAACACTAACTTCTGCTACTCTTCCAGTATAAACCGTAGTCAAAGAATCATGACTCGGCTCAAAACCGGGTTTAGAAGCTATAGCCTCTAGAGCTATTCCTACGATACCAGTCGTAAGATTAGAAGCCCCAAGTTTAACTTGACCAGTCGATTCAAATATGAGGATAGAGCCTTTTACGATAGACTCTGAAGCTACATACTGCATCGACTGAATATCAGGAATTCCACCACCTGGAAAGCGGGCTACGTTTAGCACCCTTCCAGCCATTTTCGAATTCCTTTCTTTTACTTGTTATTATTTTCCACCTTGCAAAGCTGCGATAATCTCAGCTTCACCTACCGATTCTTGAGAACTTTCGTCAGTCACAGGTAATTTTGTTTCCTTAATACTATTCATTGACTGTGCGAAGTCTCTTTCTTCCTTCTGACTTCCCTTCCTTGGGTTGGCCCTATCATATATCCGTTTACGGACCTTTTCGATTGTATCCTTAACCCTTTGTGGACAGGTCATGAAAACAATATCCCCGATTTTAGCTGTTTCTCCAGTCCCGTCAGCATGGGAAGATCGTTTTACTGCATATTTATCGTCGATCTCAAATCCCATTAACTGCATCCTAACTATCTCCGAATCATCATCACATACCCACTCACCATGCACACCTGCTGGCAAATCTACGGTGGTACGGTCTACAATTATCCCTCTCTCCAGAACTCTAGACAATCTAGCTTCGAGTTCTGCATCAGTTAATTCACTTACATTAGTAGCAATTTCTCTGGCTTTGCTAACGCCAATCGTTTGGGTTCCACCCATTTTAGGAACATGGAGAACCTTGCGTTCTTCTGACATTTATTTATCCCTACTCTTTCTTGGCTGGAACGCCAATTTTACTGTCAATAACATCAGATGGATCAACTTCCAACCAATCCAGATATGCTTCCTTAGTCATGTTACGTTCTTTAGCCAATCTTGCTTCATTTTCCGTCAAATCCCTATACTGCTTTGTATCCACTGTCTTTTTATGAGGAGGACTACTCGGTGCTAGGTATGGAGGTATTTGTGTATCTTCCCTCTCCGTCCCATCTTTTCCTTCTAACACTGTAGTAGTCTCCGATCCTTTAACAGGCTTAAGAACAACATCACCAGTAACAATAGAACCAATAGTATGTTTAATAGCAGCTTCTACCATTCCCTCACTCACCTTAGTACCAGACTTTGTTCCTTGAATAACAAGTTCATCTATGATAGAAGCAAACTCAGGATTAGCCATGTGCTGAGCAAATACAGGATTAACCATAAGACTTTTTTTAACCCTTTCATACTCAGAGTCAGTTTCAAATCTATCCTTGAAAGCATTTAGTGGAGCTATAGCTTCTGCTAAAGCTTCCGAAATCGCTTTCGCTGGATCAGCATAGAACTTCTTAGCTGATTCCTCGATAGTAGGCTTAGCTGCTTCTTCCTTCGCAGCCCGTAATTCAGCTAACTCCCTTTCCGCAGCACTAAGTCTTGCTCCTTGATCTTTTACAGTCTTTGTTTGAATATCATAGACCCTTAGTTTTTGAGCATCGGATAATTCCTTATCCTTAATAGCTTGGTCCTGCTGCTCTTTCTTCAAGATCGGAGATATAACTTTCTCCTTCTTCTGCGAAGAAGCTTTTTCTTCTTCCTCCAGCTTCTTCTTCTCCGCTTCTAATTCCTCTGGCGTTGGCATCTTCTTTCTCTCCTTCAGTCGGATAATTTAAAGACTTTACAGCTTCTAAGATACGCTCTACTCCAATTATAACACCTTCCCTCTTCTTATAATCACCCCAGTCTTTCGCCGATCTCAACTGGGAGTTCGCCTCCGCCGCCATTACCCGCAATAATTCTCGAAATGGCTGCCATTCTCTCCGCTTCAGCAATGTCCTTAGTTCCTCTATCTGCTCCATCGAGAGAATCTGACTGAGATCCACCGGGGAGTAATTTGGCTTGTCCAAGTAATTCCTCCACTTCTGTAACAAGTATTCGATTAATACTCCGCACATCAAATGATTCTAGGATTTGTTTCATCACTTCTGTAGCAGCAAGCATTCCCTTATTTAGAATCAAAGTAACAAGATCTGGACGCCCGGATTGGATAGCTAATTGAATCATAGACACGTAATACTGATTCGTTAATGCGCCAATCTGTTGCCAGTTGTTTCTATCAAGTAGCCTATTCTGTGCTTGCCCAGCTGCTTTTACCTCAAACAAAATTCCTTTCCTAATATCACCTATACTCTGTCCAAGAATTTTTAGAACCTCGACACCACCCTCTGCACTAGAAAAATACTCAGGATGTCTTGGACCAAATTGTTTAATGTTCAAGAAAGCATCCATCGTAAGGATACTAAACCAATCCCTTATATTATCCATAGAGAAATCAAACTTCTTATTTCCCTCTTGAATTCTAGCTAAATCTCCAGTTGCTGTTCCTGGAGTCCCAACTTGTGGCATACCTAGAATTACCTCATTAACCCCCGTTCTTTGTTGTGAGTAGAGAACTGAACTCTGTTCATTTGAGAATGAAGATGAGTATACTTCACCTAATTGAATAGTATCAATGTGATCCATATCATCTACGAACCACATCTTACCAGGGAAAATAGGTTCTTTTGGACCATAACCAGACAGACGATTGATCTTGAACATACGCATATTGGCGATAGTTGCATTATCTAATCTCTGTCTGTGAATCGTTGTTACTTCTTTTTGGAACTGAGAGTTCTGTTTAGAAACCCCAAGTCCTCTCCATCTGTGTTCTACTGGAATGTATTGAACAATCCTATAAGGTCGTCTTAAGTCACTATTCCAGTTATACCTAGCTGCCATTAGGAATAGAGAATCTAAATGGAACCAGACGACAATCTCTTCGAGCTTATTGTCACCGTCTACATCAAATGACAGATACATTAGACGAAAATCAATTAATTCAGGAAAGATCGCTGCTGTTTGCTCTAAATCCTCCTGACCAGCAGTAAATGCCCTTTCTAAGCTGGAACCTGTTCTACTCCTAGTACGGAAATGGTTAGTCAAATGTTCAAACGTGCCAGGATAAAATAACTTAGCCTCCTCTAAATTTTTAACTCCAAATGGAGTATTGGTCATAAGTTCGCCACACCAAGGAGCCGTTTGAGGATCTTGAGCGTGGTTAGGCATTATGTAGTTAGCATATGCTACAGAATCCATAGTAGCGCCATCTTTAATTACAACAGGAAATTCTTCCCTTTCTCCAGCCTCGTTATGTCGAACAGCTTTCTTAACTAACTTAAGATAATCAGACTTAGCAATTCCTGTCCCATATTTAACCGTTTCAAAGCAGGACGAATTCATCATATCACGAGCGTGCATATTATGACGCAACTCGTAATCTAAGTAGTTCTCTAAAGGGTGTTCTGACGCTGCAAACTTGGGATTTCTAATATTAACCGCCATAACTGGCGTAGATGCCCAAATCGTAGTCATCACGCGGGCTTGTACAGACTCAGCTGCGATGGCATTTAGAGGGATAACTAAATTGCTAGCGCCGAGGAAAGGGAACTTGCGTCTTTTTAGTGAGGGTTCTGCCCAATAGTCTTTCTGTTGGTCCAGCAAGATTTGGATAGCATCCTGACGCTCCATATCATGACGCACGGATTCATCGCGAAGGTACGTTATGAGACTCTTTTTTGTACCTTCATCTAAGTTTAATAACTTTGGGTATTGGCCCATTATCTCACGTCCCTCACGGCAACTCTAGTACTTTCCCCATCACTTCGGATGAAATCTTTAAGTTCTCCAACGAGGATAAGTCGATCATTCTCCATCCCCAATACCAGCTTTTCTGTCTGATCTTCAAAACATCCTCGAATAAAATCCTTATCACTGTCAGCGAAAGAATTCTTTCTTCTTTCACGACCATTTCCATTTGCGTGTTTTTTCCTATGATAAACTTCAAGACCCTTTTGCCCGCCCAAGACCATAACAACTGCTAATATGATCTCAGTGAACGCGAAGTAATCCATTGTTTTTAGTCCTCTTCCTCTTCTTTAGTTTCTGGCTCCATAATCATCTGTAATAACAACAATCCTTCTAGTTCCTGCGGAGACGGTTGAATAAGTCTCCCATCTCTATCCTTCATCTTAGTCAGTTTCTCATAATCAACTTGATGCACATCCACCTCTGTTTCCTGTTTCATTAACTCATTGAAATCATCAGCAAAAGCAGGAGGATCGGCAAATTGTATGTTTCCATTCTCATCTGCTACTGCTTTTCCCTCAACGTCAGTTAATTGATGTTCTTTAACTAACTTACTCCTTTCTTCTAGTAGAACTTCTATAATACCCTTTAATCTTCTAACGGTCTTTGCAATGGCAAAAGAAAGCTTAACTGGTAATCCCCTTTTGGTAAATTCAGTAACTAAAGTAAGTCCCTGGTCAATGTCTTTGTTTTTTAATGTAACATTCATGATGATTCCCTTCCTACGATTATAGTTTCTTGTCTCAAGCTGAAGTACCATCAATAATAAGCCCGTACTGAGCCAACTCTATTAACAAATTTGTCAACGCTGCTCCTCCACTTCTAGATCCAAGAACTTGTTGTTTAGGTTGAACCGCAGTGTTAAAGAAACCAATATTAGTTCCTTGATGAGTAAAGTCTCCTGTTATTGCTATACCTCCATGAACAGTAAACTCTAAATCACTTTCATCCCAATCTAATCGGACGGTGGTAGCACTACGTAATTCCCAGTCTGCTGCTTGGCTTGCGTGAGACTGTCCATATAAGACTATGTTTGCACCTAAAATATTAGTGGTTCCACCTGAAAGAATAGTGGTTGCATTCGCTACGCTACGAACTATTCCGTCGGCAGCGGAGACAATAACTTTATCACTAGACAGAGAAGTAATTCCGGTTACAACACTACCATCTATAGTAACTGCGCCATCAAGAACAATCTGTTGTCCGCCTAGTGGGGTTATTAAAAGATCCGTTCCTGCTATTGAGGAAATTGTGTTTCCATTGATAGCAATGTTGTCTACTGTTAGAGCTACTAATGTTCCTAAACTAGTAATGTTTCCTTGAGCTGCTGTACTTAAAGTCCCACCTAAAGTAGTTGCGTTTAAAGTGGTAGCAACAGTAACTGTAACTCCACTCTCCGTCATAATACTATCTGTTAGAGTAGAAACAGCAGACCATTTAGAAAGCGTCCCAGCGGTTCCAGAACCTCCTAAACCTCCGCCACCTCCTGCAGTCCAGGAAAGCGCTCCTGCTCCATTAGTTGTAAGTAAATCTCCAGAACCTCCATCTGAAGCTGGCCAGGTATAGGTTACGGTGTTGAATTTGGTTGTTCCAGTTTTGAAGTCAAAAGCCCCATCTGCCGCAATGGTAAATACCACATCAGAACCAAAAGTAGGCAGGGAAGCTTCTCTTACAGATATTTCTAATCTATCGCTTGCAGCTTCTCTAAACGCTAAACCTACACCTCCAGTATTGGCGTTCCTACTAATTAAAATGCCAGCGTCAGCGTCGTTAGCAAATTGAGCAACAAAACCATCTGTTCCCAAGGCAGCGTTTACTTCTAGTCTGTAAGCAGGGCCACTTAGACCAATTCCTACATCACCGCCTTCTATACCAAGTTTACTAGCGGAATGGGTAATGGTCATGTTACCAGAATTAAAATTAATAACCGCACCACTCGCTAGGAATAAATCTCCGACTAGCGTCAAACTTCCACCAGGAGCCAGTGTTGCAGCTAACGTGTTGTTCACATGAAACAACATGTCGGTGTTCTCATAATTCAGTAGTATCGCCTTTTCAGTGGTAGTGATGCCTATTTGAAAACCGGCAGCACCAGTACCAGTCGTACCGTTTTGGAATGTCAAATCCACTGAACCACTTGTTGCTGTATCTGTCAGCAACAGCCATTCATTCGTATCATCAATTGTGAGCGTACCCATTGAGACGGTGTTGGATTGGAAGTCAAATGCACCAGTGGAAGCAACTCTTAGAACATTTTGAGACGACTGCATACCATCCCCTGCTCTTATGTCAAAATTGGCTCCACTAAAAGCAAAGACTGTAGCACCAGCACCGCCCGTGAGGAATTTTCCCGTTGCACCTCCGCCAGTTGATACAAAGCT